ATTGTCATTGACCCCGAGACGACCGCAGAGCAAATGTCCCGCCTGCGCGAGTTGCACAAAGAAAAGCAGGCCAGCAGCAACAACGCCCGCGCTCCATTCTTTACGACCCGCGACATCAAGACGCTGAACCAGTCCGCCGTTGAGTTGGATTTCGTCAACAGCCGCGGCAAGGTCTGGGAGGAGATTTGCTCGGCCATGGGTGTTCCACCGGTCATGGTCGGCATCATGGAAAACGCTACCCTGGCGAACATCGAGACGGCCCGCAAGATTTTCTGGGCCGACACCATCACGCCTTTGCTGCGCATGATCCGCTCGCAACTGAATGCGCAACTGGCCGCACAGTTTGGCCCCGAGTGGTTTATCGACTTCGACCTGTCTGGCGTGGCCGCGCTCCAAGAAGACTACGGCAAGAAGCTGGACGAGGCCAAGAAGCTGTTTGACATGGGCGTGCCATTCAACACGATCAGCGAATTGCTCAAGCTGGGCGTCGAGCCGATCGAGGGCGGCGACATTGGCTATTTGCAGGGCGGATTGCTGCCCGCTGGGTTTACGTCCGAGGCCGATGCTAATTTGCAACTGTCCGGCCTGTCGCCCGAATTGCTCAAAGCCATGGCATACGGCAAAGAATGACAGCAATCAACCCGGCCAACAAACAGCGCCAGCGTGCATTGGATGACGCCATCCAGATGCGCATGAGCGCCAAGTTTGAGAACCGTCTGCGCATCGAGATCGCCAAGACCGTCAGGCAGGTGGCCGATGCCTATGAAAAGCGCGGAGAGCTTGCCATTTCGCAAGCCGTGGAGGATCGCAAGGTCCAAATGGCGCAAGCCTTTGTGAGCAACTACCGATCAATCGCCACGTTTTTTGGCAAGCGGATGCTCAAAGAGGCCAAGTCGCACCCAGGCGCAGAAGTGACAAAAGCCGGGGTGATGGACATTTTCAACGATGCGCTGGAGATGTTTATCACGCAATGGGTGGCCCGCCGAGTGACTCAAATTGACCGCACGACTGAGAACCAGATCCGCACCGTCATTCGCGGGGCCATGGATGAGGGTTTGTCCGTGCCCGAGACCGGAAAGCGAATCCGCGATTACGCCGCGCCGATGTCGGCCACCCGCGCCAACATCATCGCCCGCACCGAAACGCACACGGCGGCCAACTTCGGGGCGCAGCAGGGAGCACAGTTGACCGGCCTCAAGATGCGCAAAGAATGGGTATCAGCCCAAGACGAGCGCACCCGCACAAGCCCGCCCGGTGAATTCGACCACGCCGATGCCGATGGCCAGGTGGTGGACATGAACGATTCATTCACCGTTGGTGGCGAACAATTGATGTTTCCCGGCGATCCGGCTGGCAGCGCAGGCAACATCATCAATTGCCGCTGCGCCGTGGTTTATTTGACAGACGATTGACCAGTGCGATAATTCGCCAACTGTGAGGACTGGATATGGAATTCAAAAGCCTGAAGTTTGACGATTCTGCGCTTAACGCAGACGAGCGAACCTTTGAAGGTTATGCCGCCGCATATGGCAACACCGACAGCGATGACGACATCATCGAGCAGGGCGCATTTGCCAAGTCAATCAAAGAGGGCTTTCCATCTGGTCGCATTAAGGTCTTGTGGCAGCACCGCAGCGACTCGCCCATCGGGATGCCGATTGATATGCGCGAGGACGCCAAAGGTCTGTGGGTCAAGGGCAAGATCAGCAAAACCCGCCAAGGTGACGAGGCGCTGGAGTTGATGCGCGACCGAGTGATCGACCGCATGAGCGTGGGCTTTTCCATTCCCGGCGGCAAATCGCAATACGACCAGTCCGGCATTCGTCACATTTACGAAGGCAAACTGTTTGAGTTTTCGTTGGTCACTTGGCCCGCAAACGATCAGGCCATCATCACGGGCGTAAAGACGCTCAAAGAATTGCGGCAATTTGCAGAGGGTAACGACCTGAACGCAAAGGCCAAAAAAGAATTGCTGGACGAGTTGTTCAGCATTACGGCACTGTTGAAGGGTGAGCCGCCACAAGGCACTCATTCCAAGGGACAGCCGCCATTGTCTGTCGATCAGGTTAAGAGCTTGATTGACTCTGCACTGGGCGATCTGGCCCGAATCTAAACTGGAGAAAATCATGGATATTTCCGAATTGAAAGGTCACTTGGACACCGTCAAGTCCGAGATCACGACCGCCGTTGCCAAGCGCGACAGCGAAATCAAGCAATACGGCGAAGCTACCGAAGCCACCCGCAAAGCCCTGACCGCCGCCACCGAGCGCCTGGACACCATCAAAGGTGACATGGACCGCATCGACGCCCGCGTTATCGAGATGGAAAAAGCCGCCAAGCGTCACTTCGACGGCGCCGCTGAAGCCAAATCGATCGGCGCTCAATTCGTCGAGTCGCAAGAGTACAAGAACGCCGGTTCGCGTGGCACCAACGCCGTGCGCGTGAACAAGGCCGTTTCTGGCTTGGCCGCATCTGCTGGCGCTTTGGTCAACCCAATGCGCCGCGCCGATGTGGTTGTTGGCGCCGAGCGTCGCACCTTCGTGCGCGACCTGCTGACCAGCATCCCCACGACCAGCAACGCCGTTGAAGTGATGCGTCAAAACGTGTTCACCAACAACGCCGCGCCTCAGCAGCCTAGCTCTGCCTCCACCGCCATCGGCGCTGGCGAATGGCAAGCCAAGGCCGAGTCGGACTTGACCTATGAACTCATCACTGTGCCCGTCCGCACAATGGCCCATTGGATCGCCGCCAGCCGTCAAGTGCTGACCGACGCCCCAATGCTCCAGCGTCTGGTGGACACCAAGCTGATGTACGGCTTGAACCTGCTGAGCGACACCCAGTTGCTGTACGGCGCTGGCACAAACCAGTCCCTGACCGGCTTGATGGTTGACTCTGGCGTTTCTAACCAAGGCCAAATCGCCGCTGGCACATCCGCCGCCGACTTGCCTGGCGCAATGCTGAATCACATCCGTGGCGCTATCACCAAGTGCCAGACCTTTGAGTACTACAACATCAACGGCCTGGTGGTGAACCCTGTGGATTGGCAGACCCTGGAAACCGCCAAGGGCAGCGATGGCCACTACATCTGGGTGAGCGTGCCCAACGGTGGTGAACAGCGTCTGTGGCGCGTGCCAGTCATTGTGTCCAACGCAATGACCGCCGGTGACTTCTTGCTGGGCGACTGGACCATGGGCGCGACCATCTATGACCGCGAGCAGATGGACATCCGTGTCAGCGAATCGCACAGCGATTACTTCGTCAAGAACGGCGTGGCAATCTTGGCCGAAGAGCGTTATGGCTTCGGCATCGAATTGCCCAAAGCCTTCACCAAGGGCAAGTTCACCGTTGCATCTTCTTAATTGAAGCCATGGGGCGGGTCTTGATGGCCTGCCCCATTTTTTGAAAGTTTGCCCATGACGATCTACAAATTGAACATGAACTGCCATCTTGGTCTTGAGGGCCAGATGATCGACATTGACGACAACGAGGCGCGTCAGCTTGCAGTCCATAACGTCATCGATTACCCAAACCCCGTGACCGTCACGCGCACCATCTCCAGCATTGCAGGCGATGCCAAAACCGTGACCGAAGTCATTGAGCCGAAAGTCGAGAAAGTTTCCGGCCCAGAGATCACCAAGATCGACGGCCCTGACGAAACCAAACGCCGTGGCCGACCACGCAAAGCCGATGCAAGCAACGCCGCAGACTGACACCGTATCGCCCGTCACGGCGGCTGACTTGGCCGCTTTCCTGGGCGTTGACGCGACCGACCCTTTGCTGGACGGGATGCTTGTCGCCGCTACCGATGTGACCGTGCGATGGATCAATCAAGACCTGATCGAGCGCGAGTGGCTGGGCATCATCCCTGCGCAAAGCGGCTACGAGGCGCAGTTGTCGCACTACACGCCGCAGCAAAGCACGTTTGAGATCCCCTACACCGCGCTGATTTCCGTGGAATCAGTCACCGCCGATGGCGAGGATGTGCCCTATACGCTGGAAGCCATGCGCCGCCCTGCCAAGATCACGCTGACCGCCTGGGACCGCATGACCGAGGTGGAGGTGGCCTACACCGCTGGCATGGCCTCTGTGCCCTCATCCATCAAAACGGCCATCATGATGATCGCCGCATTCATGTACGAGCACCGGGGCCAATGCGATGGCGACGATGCCGTTAAGAAATCAGGCGCGGCCACATTGCTGCGCCCCTACCGCGTCGAGGTGGTGATTTGAAGTGCTGCGACCTCTCAGCCGGTGGACTGCGCGAACCGTTGGTTTTCCAGCGCCGCCAAACGCA